CTCAAAAACAACCCTAGAAACATGAAAAGTATATTGCATGTAAAAAGATAAGAAAATTATGATGATTTCTTTATAGGTTATAACATGTAGTTCTTTTATACTTTTATTCAAAAACTTAATGAGTAACTATAAAATAGATCGTATTAAAAATGAGTAATTGTACCTAAGAAAGGTTTATAATTTTCATATTTAAAACAAAAAGATAGGTAAAGGTACTAAGGAAAGTCCGGAGAGAAATCCGCGGACTTTTTCAAAAAGTTTTTGGTCCGCCTCTGAAAGAAAAAATATTTTTTTTCGGGCCACCCTCTCCCGCGAAAAAAATCCAATAAGAGAGTTCGGTCCATTTGTTTTTATAGTGCCATTTTATTAGAAAGTATAAATTATAGTATTACTCTTTAAGATTGTATTATTTGGAGTTATTCTTTTTATAAGAAATTTATACTTTTTTAGAATAAACAAATATATGATATTTTTTTTCTTACCATATATGGTGTCTCTTTTCTTATAAATATTTTTGTATAAAAATTATAAAGCAACTCAAAAACATCTTTTTGGGATGACTCAACTAACTGAAAAACAACCCTATAAACATGAAAGGTATATTTGCACATAAAAAGATAAGAAAATTATTATGATTTCTTTTTATAGGTTATAACATGTAGATCATTGTTAAAACCAATAAATATCATTCTTTTATAATATGAAACAAATATGAATGAAGTATGTATATATTCAACCCTTTAAGGAGCAACTATACAAATAAAATTTAAAATTATAAACCTATAAAAATAAATGGTTTGTATTTACAAACAATAGAAAACAAATTAGTCAACATTTTCTATTTAATATTAGTATTTTAAAATGAGACACATATCTAAGAAAGGTTTATAAATTTAATATTTAAAACAAAAAAATAGATAAGGTTCTAAGGAAAGTCCGGAGAGAAATCCGCAATCTTTTTGAAAAAGTTTTTTGCCCGCCTCTGAAAGAAAAAATATTTTTTTCAGGCCACCCTCTCCCGCGAAAAAAAAACAATACGAGAGTTCGGACAAGAAAAAATTATGGTGTCATTTTATTCTTTTCTATAAGTTTATAGAAAACCATGTAGTATTGAACCATTTCTTTTTATTCTTTTTTTATAAGAAAAACAATAAAAAAAATAATTATAAAAATATAATATTTATTCTTACCATTTATGGTTTGATAATGTTTAAAATATTATTAGGTAAAAATAAAAAATATAAAAATGCAACTAAAAAACATCAAAAAAAGATGTCTTTTAAACTCAAAAACAACATCAAAAGACAAATTAAATAACCTAAACCATTTTATATTTTATATCTATCATATGTCCTGAAAGTTCGTAGAGAAATCATAATATCTTTTTCAAAAGACTTTTAGACCACCTGAAAAAATCTAATATCAATGTTGTATCCATTGTTTTTATTTTTTACCAATTATATTTAATATTGTTTTTTTGTTACTATAAAATGATTGTTTCATTGCTTTTATAGACAATTCCAATAAAACAATATAAAATAATAATATATATTATATAATGCCTGACTACGTTTGTCTATGTTGCAACTTTTCCACACCTTTAAAGAGTAATTATACGAATCATCTTAGAACTTATAAACATATTAAAAAAACAACAAAAGACATCCCAAAAACACCTTTAGACATCCCAAAAACAACAGTTAGTCAACCTAAAGTCAACATTGAAGAAGAAAAAAATAAAGACGATATCAAATGTAAATACTGTAATAAAACTTTCAAATTTAAACAATCCATGTACAGACATATCAAGTATTCTTGCAACAAAAACAAGGATGAAGATCTAAAAGAATTGGTGCGTTTAATGAATGTGCAATTAGAACAACAAAAACAAGAAATATATCTACAAAAGAATCAAATAGAGACACAATCCAAGCAAATTGAAAAGTTAATGGGGAAACTAGAGATACATGGTTCCTTTAACAAGACCATTAACAACTTTAATCTACTTTCTTATCGCGAGACAGATACGAGCCATCTGACAGACCAGGATTATAGGTTTTGTATCAAGAAAGTAAACTATTGTGTCAAGAATATGATTGAGAAGGTGCACTTCAATCCAGTAAAACCTGAAAACATGAATATCTATATTTCTAACATTAAAGATAAATACATTATGGTTTATGATGGACACAACTGGAACCTAGCAAACAAGAAAGACGAGCTGGACCGTTTGTATGAAGAGAAGGAGATGATGCTGGAAGAATGGCTTGAGACAAATCCAGAGAAAGAGCTGAAGGAAAAGTTCATGAAGTATTTGAATAATAAAGAGAATGACGAATGTCTGAATAGGATAAAGGAAGATATCAAGTTGATGCTTTATAACCAGAAAATGACATTAGTATAAAAAATCACCCTATTATAATGGAAAACTTGAGGGCAATGACAATAAAGCCTAGGAAAACAAAAGGAAATACAAGAATGCCTAAGCCAAAACAAAGGACTAGAAAAACACCTGTAACACAGGAAATACAAGAAATACCTGTAACTGCAACACCTAAGCCAAGAATGTCTATAACACCTAAGCCAAGAATGTCTATAACACCTAAGCCAAGAATGTCTATAACACCTAAGCCAAGGACTAGAAAAATACAAACACAGGTTCAAACACCTGTAACACCTAGGCCACAGACTAGACCAAAAGATATAGCCTTTTTATTTTTAACGTATGATGACATTTTACATGATAAAACCAAGGAGTTTATAGAAAACCAACCTGTATATGTGAATGCAAAAAATCCAGTAAAAATGAATTATATCGTGAAAAACTACCCTACAAAATGGGGCGCAAAATCTATTGTAGATGCTACGATTAAATTACTTGAATTGGCTTATCAAAACGGGCACGAATGGTTTGTGTTGCTTGCCTATGACGTATACCCTCTCGTCTCATTCGGCGAGTTCAAAAACTTTATGAAGTATCAAACCAAATCCATGTTTAATGTGATAAAGCAACACGAAAACGAATGGAAGGCAAGCCAATGGTGGATTTTATGCAGGCGCGACGTGGAAACCATTTTGTCTCGGCACGCAGAATACGATGACTATCTTACAAAGATTAAATACACGATTACCGGGGCGTGGGACGAGCTGTATTTTTTGTCTCTCTTAAAATATGTCAGTCCCACGTATTCGTTTCTTGAATACAAAACGGTATATACGGAATGGATGCAAAATAGCCAGCAATCTCACCCCGTAACTTACAACAAAATATTACCTTTTGATTTGGAAAAAATGAAGGGATCCTTCTTTTTACGAAAAACGACTCCCACGTTTACGATGGAACCCTTCCTTTTAAGGGAGAGACTGGTCATTAAAATATACGGCGACCAAACCCGCAACTATGCGCCGGAAGACGATGTGATTTTAGTAAGCATGGTAGATGTTCCAGATGATTTAAAAGCCAAGTGTCTTTATATTTATCATTCACATCATTCATCGGTTTATATAAATGTTCTTGAAATACTGGAACGTGTTCCTGTTTATCTATGGAAAGAAGTGGTTGTATTGACCGAGACCTGCAATACAGTTCCTGTGTTTAATAAATCAGAGTTAGAAAGATGTGCCCTGCCTAGAATGCCTCTATCGTCTCCCAAACAATTTTACGCACTTGATAATGCCTTTTTATATTCTCCCTACAAGATTGCCTTTCTCTTTTTGACGATCGGAGACATCAATCAGCCGAACGTATGGACTGAGTATTTTAAAAATAATCACAAGGTCTCTATTTATACGCACGCAAAAGTTCCTGATAAAATCGTAACTCCGTGGTTAAAAGATAGCGTAATTCCTACACAGGTTGATACGGCATGGGGTAGAATTACCAACGCATACTATCATTTATTTCAAGAAGCCATGAAAGATGAAGATAATATAAAGTTTGTAACGATCAGCGAATCATGTATTCCTTTGAAACGGTTTGATTTGTTTTATGAGAAGATGTTAGAAGATGTGCGGACCTCTTACGTGCGATTTATGGAACCTTCCAGGTATGATATAGAAGAAAGAATTGAGACACAAGTTGGTTACGAGATGTATGCGCCGTTTATAAAGCATTACGCCAGAATGTGCTTGTCTCGGTATCACGTAACCAAATTATTGGAAAAGTCGTTTGACTTTTTTAATGAAATGCATGTGGGGGATGAGTTCTTTTTGACTCTTCTTCATCTAAAGCCGGGTGTTGACTTTGTAAAAGATTTTGAAATTACTTATGACAACTGGGAAGAGCACGAAAAGTATAAGAAACTAACGGCTGAGATAAATAAATTAAAAGAACAGCAAAAGAAGGATAATTCCTTTTTAATAGAAGATAAAATAAGAATCAAGAAGGCTTTACGTAAAGAAGCTTCTAATAACCCGCGGACCTATGTTACGATTGGTATTAAAGAGTTGGATGAAGCGCTTAACAAGGAATCCTTTTTTTGGCGCAAATTTCCTGCCGGGCCTCTCCCGTGGACTAATGAGATTTTAACTTTGGATAAAAAGACCCAGATACAGCCTATTATTGCAAAAAGACGGGCTGAAAATAAGAGACATTAACGTTTAAGAACCATTTCCATTATATATCTTATTTTTTGCCTGTTCCTCGCGGGCTTCGGCGTAAAGATTTACTTTTTGGACTACGTTTTGGCTTTTTTAAACGGACTTGAGTTCTACCACGAGGTTTGGCTTGAGTCTTTGCCTGGCTTGGACTGCGATTTGGAGACAAAAGATAAGAGCGTGCCTTACTTTCAAACGTATCCAAAAGAACCTGCTTTTCAGAACCGCCTAACTTGATCTTATTCGGCACATTGGTTTTGCTAACTGCGGAAGTGGGAGTATAGCCAAACCGACTATAAATATTATCTACCACATGAATACTTTTATTACTCATGTCGTCCAAATTGCTATATTTAATAGTGGGGTTTCTTTCTTTCATCGTCAATACCCCGTAACCCATAAGTAATTTACCGGTGCCCTTTACTTCTGAGCTCAACGAGAGAACGTTAATGGATGGAACCTCCATCGTATCGCATTCCGTATACCAATGATTATTTGTTTTATAATTTGCAACGGTTGCGTCGCAAGCAATCAAATGAATGTATCCTTTTTCTTTTTTTGTTTTTTTATCCTTAAACGTGAAAACAGTAATGTTACCAACCTTTTCTTCTTCTATAATATTATTTTCTTGTATGATGTTCCTTAGTTGGTTCAAAGTATCCATTATATTATAGACGCAAAAAATATAAATAGTATATAATGAATTCAAGAAAAAAATCAAGAACCAATTCAAGAACCAACTCAAGAAAAAAATCAAGAACCAATTCAAGAAAAAATTCAACAAGTTTAGGTGCTGTCAATGAAGCGATTGAACTAGCTGAAGCAAATGAATTAGCTGAAGAAAATGAATTAGCTGAAGCAAATGAATTAGCTTCCAATGAGGAGGAAGAGGAAGAGAATATAAATTTCAGAATAATTTTGAGACAAAAGCCAAGGGCGGATCCAATTTTGGATGAATTGGAATTGGTCGGACCTAATTCAGAAGGACCTAATTCAACATATGCCGGACCTAGTAGATTGATAAAAACAATGAAACAAAAAAACCCCAAAAAAGTACGCATTCGTAGTGTTAGTAATCACGACTTTAGAGATGACCCGCCACTAGGGATGGTTATAGGGAAAGGAACAAGCAAAACTGTTTGGTATATTCCAGGTGCGGAAGGAACTGGTCAAAGAGTCATTGTAAATGCGCAAAAGAGACAATATCAACATAGAGAGAACGCGAAGGAGGAATATAATTATACTAAAATACTTAATAAGAAGTATAGTCTTTTTCCAGTAGTCTCAGAAATACCTCATTTAGTAGGTAAAAAATTTAAAAAGTTCGTTTATTTTTCAGAAATAGCTCAAAAAGTTCCTTTTGAAACTAGAGAGGATGGAGAATTTTATCTTAGGAGTGCTTTGCAATTGTTTAAGACTCTTTACGAAATCCCAGGTGAACATTTTATTGTATTAATTGATATTAAGCCAGATAATTTTGGAATTGTGGATCGTGGTAATGGACCTACTCTCATATGGCTTGATATAGGTACACGGGAAATAATGGCCGTTCGTAAGAGACTAGAAGCAAAGCACAAGTTCTTTATGAAGTACCAACAACTTTTATTATTATTGACCTTCTTTTTACATACAAAATGTCCAGAAAAGAGTGAATTATGCCGTTCTATTGCAAGCGAATTGGGTATTACGAAATATGATTTATATAGGGTTTTTAATTATGTATTTCCGGATAAAGATGTAACAGACCTAGCTGGTTATCATCAAAGATTTTTGTTATCACTTGGACTAAACCGTTCTGCAAATGCTATTGCTAGAGCCGTTCATTACAAATATTTTATGCCTCCGCCCTATTATTTAATATACTATCTTCATTCTTACTATAAAGTAATTGAAGACCTTTTATTTCCTGTTTCTCCTGGGGAAAATGTTGAACCTGAGAAAACTGAACTTGAAAAAATTGTTGATTCTGGAAAAACTGATGAACTTGAAGGATTTTTTGAATCAACATATGAAAGGCTAAAAGGTATTAGAGAAGCTTTTATGTCAAGATTCTTTAAGCGAAACTCAGACCCTTTTTA